GTCGCTATCAATAGTGAACAGGCGATTGCCTACAGCGTATGTAGGCGAGTTGGCTAACAATGGGTCTGTCTCTTCTCTAATAATCTTGAACGCTTCTTGCGTTGCCTTTTCGCCCCGTTTCTCCCCGCCCATCGTCATAGCCTGCGCTAACACTTTGCGTTGGTCAAATGTCTTAGCCTTATCCAACACGGTCGGGTCACTGACATCAATGCCTTCAGGAAATATTAATTTGCCAGACTTTGGGTGAACAGCACCGTTGACCTGCGCATTCATTTTGTCAATTAAGTCAGCAGAAGGGTTAGCCGCTCTATGCGCCTCATACATACGCTCAACAGTCACTGGGTTACTCATGTGCTGAGTTGGTGAACCAACAAAGGTTGACCAAACAGTGTCTGGAGTATTGGCATTTATTAGGCGAGTGGCGTGGCTTGGTTTTCCTACGCCCCAAGTCGTACCCGCTTTCTGATGCGGTTTGCTAGTCAACTGCAAGCCAGAGAAACCTGTTCCGCCTTTGTTGGGGCCGAACACTCTGGAGCGGTCAGCCTGCGTTAGGTTGAGAGTCATGCCTTCAGCGCCAGCATTACCTAACGCCTCAGACATCCGCATGATGTCCTTGGGGTTCATTGGATCAGCAAAGTCAACGCTTGGAACGCCCATGCCTCGGGCGCGAAGTGCGGCTTCCTCCGCCTTACTCAGTTTGGTTCCAGCCTTTCCTAGTTTGGCTAAAGCGCTGAGTCCGCCGACTTGCATATGGATAGCGCCACCGTTAGCCATGCCTTCTGCGGGAGGCGTGTCTTTTGGATATAACCTATCCATGAGGAAGTCGTCTTCGTATTTTAAATAATCTGTTTCAGGCAAATACCTTGGAACATCAACGCCTTTGTTTTTTAAATACTCAACAAGTCTTGGCGTTTTGTAAATGTCACGCAAACCAGTGTTGGCAAGGTCTCCAACGTCTGAGTATTGACCGCTTCTTACAAAGTCTTGAACGTAAGGCAGATACTCTTCATTGGGCGCGGCGTTTTGCTTGCCTTTGATTTGGCTAATCCTAGGAGCCTGTTTGCCCATGTATTTATCAAGAACAGTGCTGTATGCTTTTTGCCAATCCTGCCTTGCTCCACCATAAGTTTTTTCCAACTCAAGCGCTTCTTGTGTAATTTTTTCTTGAATTTCTTCAGGTTGTTTTGCAAACCAATCTGTTCTTTCTTTTATACCTCTTATGCTTGGGCCAACTTCTACCGTGGCGTGCGACATTCCCTTGGGGTCACGCAAAGAATAAATCTTAGCGGCTCCTGACTTGATGGCCTCATAGCCACCATGACCGTAGTCACCATAGCCTGAGTTACCAGATAGGTCTGTCCAATCTGGATGACCTTGTGGGGGTTCGTATCCACGCACGGAATGACCCATGATGTCAGACTCCAAAGCGAACTGCCCCGGCTGGTCTAACTGCACCCACTTGTATCCTTCGGGATACTCTTTGTGAACCTTAGCGCTTGTTTGCTCTGCAACTCTAGCGTTGAGCATCTTTGCCTTCAACTCCTCGTCGTATTGGTGGGTGCGACGTACAGCGTCTTCCATGCTCACCTTGTTAAGTTGCTCAGGGCGAATGCGACCTGCGGCTACGTCTTCACGCAACACATCCATGATGTGGTCAAAACCCATCTTGCTAAAGTCAGCATCACCGCTTATTGAATAGATGTTTGTCTCTGGGTCTACTTTGTTTACCCAAGGCATATCCGCAAATCCTCGTGGACGTTGCATATCTGGAAGCGCTTGTACACGTTGATAGTGTTTAGCCTGCGTTGGCAAAATGGCTTGGTCTGCCAAAAACTCATAATGCTTTGCCAAAGGGTTTTGGGCTACGCCCTTAACAGGCGAACCAAACGCTTCTCGTCTTCCTTTGACATCATAGTTGGGCAATGTGTGCAACTCTAAGTCACCAAACTCATCTACATTCTTAGGGAACGCGGTGATGCCCTCCTCAGCCAACTTGCGCACTGGGTCAGCCTCAGTACCCATTTGCTTAGTAATGTAGTTCTTCAAGTTGGATTTAATCCATTTATTGGCGGCTTCGTTACCAATTGCACTGCGTAGATTTTCGGTTAGAGTTTCAACTTCACGAGCATTACCTCTTGCCATTGCGTCATCTAACATAACTTTGATGCTTTGACTTTCTATGTTGAATCTTCCCTTTTGAAGATTTTCCAACTCACGGTCAAGTTGTGTTTTGTAAACGATGCGGTCAGCAGGTGGCAACCAATTGCCGCCAGTTGGCTTGACTACATGGGGAGCGCCAGCAACAGTAGCCTTGGCAAACTCCTGAGCGCCGTGCTTGATGGCTTTGGGGATAGAGGCAAGCATATTCAAGCCTGAGCCGGGGCCTGTGTAAAGCCCACCACCCAACTGCCCCAACCCAGTAGCCGCACGACTCACTGGCGTGTCTGACTTGAAGGGCAAGCGCTTCTCTATCTCTTCGCTGGTTGGTAAGACGGTCTTCTCATCTAGATACGGCAACATACGAAGGAGGGACTCTAGGTCGCCGGGCGCTCCTAGCGCTCCAGCCACAAACCCTCTTGCCACATCGACAGGCACATTCTTAGACGCCTCGCGGTCTTGGTGCGCACGCCTTGGCTTCATCTGTGGCATCACCCCAAACGCCGCTCCACCATCCGCAAATCTTGAGAGTCCGCCGCGGATTGCTCCACCGTCAGCATATATATCTGGCAAATCAACTCGCGGACGTTTTATATCTTCCTGCCTAAGATCATCAAAATAAACTTGCGGTCTAACTTTATTGTTGGTCATCTCAAGTTCTTTTTTAAGAGCCTCTAAGTAATCTTCTTGTGTACGACGAGGAAAAGGTTCACGCAACTCAGCCCTTGGCAACAATTGCACAAGATTGCTTTGCTCTCCCATATTTGCTATGGCGCGGTTTCTATGCCGACCTTCATGCCCAGTAATAAACGGAACCAGTGGCAATCCCTGCTCTTCCTTATTGATAAGCAAATATGGAACATCAGCAAATCCGCCTTTTACATTTGATAGGCTATCAATGTACTCGGACAGTGTCATCTCTTTCATCGAGTCATCACGAAACTGACTTCCGTAACCACGGTGCGCTTGCGGGCTTTCCATGTAATCTGGAATTGGCGACGCATACTTCTCAAAGTCTTGCGGTTTCATTGTCATCATTGCCGAGGCGTTGTCTCCAGTAAACGCATCTTTGAGAGCATCTTCCGTATACATACGCTCAAGGTTTGGTATCTCGTCAGCCGCACGTTCAACACGCCTTGCGCCGTAGTTGCCCTTTATGTTACGAACAGCCTCTCGGACGTTGTTCAATTTGCCGGGGACAATGATCCCGGGGGCTGGCAATCCAATACGCGCAGTTGGCATCATGTCTATGCGCATTTGCTTTTCCGCTTGCGATGCCAACGCTTTTTGCCAAGACGACTCGTTTGACAGATTAGCCAAACCCTTAGCAAACTTACTTATGCCACCTGCTTGCATATGGATTGCACCGCCCTTGGCTTCGCTCACCATGCCCTTGATAGCGGACTCGGGGATCAAGAACTCAGACCAGTTATCAGGGGCGTGCTCTAGTCTGACTTTGTAACCCTGCTCATGGGGCGTGCGTAAAGCCTTACCTGTTACTTCATCTTTAATGACTTTACTGAGCGGGTCGTTCTGGTCTTCCCTCATCAATTTGTTACCAGCCAGATCGCGGTACAGAATTTTCATCGGAGGCCAGTTCTTGCGAGCGCTGTCTTCCGTAAACACATAATGCCCAGCGTCATACTTGTAAGGCAGAGACTCAATCAGGTTTTGCCTGTTAGCCACGCGCTCTTGGATTGCGTCACCCAAAGATTGATAGAAGTCTTGATTGGTGGTCAAAGGCTTGTTGGCAACCACTGGAGCCTTTTGCCCTGCCGACTGCGCCGCTTTGCCAATTGCGTTGGCTGTTGCGTCTTCCGTTCTTAACGCGCTTGTCAATCCTCTAGCAATTTTGGAGTAGTTAGGCATAGTTACACCGCATATGGGTTGACCCGCGCAGGCTGGGCATCGAAGTAATCGTCGTCGTCATCATACCGTGGCTCAGGGTCAATGTCGAGCCATCCCATATCCTTTAACCAACGCATCGCCTGAGTTGCTGAGTCCACATAGTCATCATGCTGTGAGTCAGGGAATGCGCATATCTGGGACAGGAACCCTTCAGCCCAATCCTTCACATAGCCCTTATGCACCTCGGACTCTGGGAGCCAGACACGCTTGGCAACAAAGATAGCCGCGGTGATTTGGAGGCGTTGCATCTTGTCAGCGCGACCCGGGTTATATCCCCTGACCATCAAATGCGCCTTCTGCAACTCTTGAATCAGGGATAGACCCGCCGCCTTCTCCTCCACCAGTATCAGGTCAGGGCGCTTGGCATCTCTGCCTTCACCGTAAGACACTCGCCACTCGTCCTGCGCCCGCTCCTTGAGTTTAGGGAACGTCAGGTGCTCTGCCCAACAGTCAATCAGGAGCACGGACATCGGGCCGTCCTGTGGCTTGAACACTCCCCACGTTGTCATCGCCGTCGGGTCGTTGTAAGACTTGTCGGTGTAGGCGCAGTCATAGGACTGAATGATGTACTCAAACTTAGGGAAGGGCTTACCAGCAGGCCACATCTTGAACATATCCCTGCTCACCACCTTGCCGTCTTCGAGGTCTACCACCTCGCCGAGCACCTCCTGCTGATACAACTTCGTACCCTTGTACTGCTCAAGTTGCTTGCTGAAGGTAGCCGCTAAGTTGGCTTTGTTCTCGTAGGTGCTGGCGCGATCAATGATTACGTCGTCACCCTCACGGCTTATCAGGTCAAGGATTAAATCCTTTGGGCGCGGTGTCGTGGTCACAATCACACGAGGTTGGTCGCCCAGACGCAAACCCATCATCATCATGTCCCAAGCCTCACCAGCGCCGAGGTATTGGAATGCCGCCAACTCGTCCGCCCAGCACCAATGGAACTGCGGGCCGCGTAGTCGCTCATAGGAATCAGCGCTAATGCCACGAATGCTCGATCCATTGGACAACGTAATCTCGTGGTCTTGTTTGTTGTACTTAGCCACCAACTCTGGAGGGATGTTAGCAAGCAGTCCTGACTTGCCCTCGAAGCAGGTGAACTTGATGTCGTTAGATGTTGGAGCCAGCACCAGCCCGCGAGAGCCGGGGTGCGTCCAACACCACCACCAAAGCGCATGGCTACCAGCATGGGACTTGCCCGCGCCCCTGCCTGCAATCAAAGCCCACACCGTCCAATCCAACTCCAACGGCGGAGGTATCTGGTACTTGTGGGCGCTCGCCACCCACTCAAGGTGAGCGATTAACGCAATGCGGTCGTGCTCTGGCTTGGCATTGAACTCCGCCTGTACTTCTGGGTCTTCGAGCAGTTCTGTTAACACAAGTATTACCTAGAACCCAAACAAGGGATAAAACCCCGTGTTTTTCGACACCAAGCAGAAGTATTTGTAATACTTTTTAGCCAGCACGTTTAGTCATCTCGATGTTTTTAACTATCTCTGTAAACCTGTCTATGCTTTTGTTTTCAGTTGCGATAGGCGCTCCACCCACTACGCCCTCAACAGCAAAGCGGTCGCCGTACTTGCGTGGCTTGAGTTTCGCCGCCGTCCACTTGCGTGCCTCTATGCGGCTCCTCTGCCAGTTGATGTAGGTTGCGTCCAGCGTAGTGCGACCGTCTTTGTCGGTGTACTCAGGAGGGTGCTCATCAGCGATCTGGAGGATTTCGTCAGCGTTAGTGTCAGCCTGATCCTCTCGTGCGCGTGCGTACATATCGCAGAAGATTGGGAAGCGAGCCAACCAACGATAGATTGTTGCGACGTGCGGTAGGTGGTCGTCCTTGCACATTTGCACTAATGGCTCACCGTGAGTGAGTCTCCAGCATATCTCGTCTGCTATAGCGTCTGTGAACTCTACTGGTCTACCAATGGGGACTTGTTTTGCGGGGTCTGGAGCCTTTGCGGGCGCGGTAGCACCCTTTGCCTGTGTCTTAGGCTTTAATGGCTTGGCGGGGCTTTTTGCCCCCTTCTTGGCGGTTTCTGGCATGACCCGTATTCCCTTCGGTTTGATTGATTGTTGCCAGTGTATCAAACCTTTATGGTTTTCGCCAATAGGTTGTTGGTCTCGATTCGGTCTTCGGCTCAGGCGCAGTGGAAAGCCAGAAAAATCTGCGCATCGACATCCTCGAACGCTGGCTTAACAACCAACACGGCTGGGGACTGCTGACTTTCTGTGCTGTGTGCATAGCGTCAAAACACAATCTCCATGCGTGTAAGTGTTGGGATTCCACCAACGCCCTCATCGCTTTTGCGTCTGCGAGTCCAAGACGTTTAGAAACCATTGTGAAACCATTAAGGTTTCGTTGATTCTTTGCAAAGGTTTTTGACGTAGGCGCTCGACTCCTGCTGTGCGCATTCCTGCTCGGTCAACACAAAGTCTGGAACCCACGCCAAAAGAAACACAACCAACAAAACCATTATAGCAATTCCAACCTTTTCAAACAAGGTTTCTTCTGGTATTTGCTGGCTCGGGAGATGACTCATCATCTCGTCTATTTCCTGCTTGTTCATGCCTCTTCCTCCTCTGGTACTGGGACGTTATCAACGACGCACTGCAATGCGTGAATCATCTGACGTGCCTGCTCAAAAGTCAAGGTGACGTGAGCACCACCACCCTTTACATGAATAGACAACCAGACCTCGTCGTCGTGCTTATCAGTAAATACCACCTCACCTCTTTCGGTGGTTTCAATTCTGGTTTGGAAATTCATTTCAATATCCTTTCACTGAACGCGGAAGGTTTTCAAACCAATCATCGTGATGGTCTTGCCATGCGTTTTCAGCATCACTACGGTTAGGAAAATTTATTTCCTCAACTTGAGTTTGGGTATGGTAGAAACCAAAACCATGAGCATTCTCAAATATCTCACCCAAAACTTTGCCGTAAATGGATTTGATTTCATTAACTATCGTTGCATTTGATTTCATTTCACTATTCCTTCGCTGTTAGTGGGGGGCGAACCCCCCGTTGGTTTACGCCAGTTGCGCCCTTACTTCTTTGATGTCTTCACCCGAAGCCAGTCTGCCGTTGGCGGCAATGCTGTATTCGATCTGCTCAATTGTTGGCTTGTAGCAGTCACCGTAATCAGTCCACTGACCACACTGACGGTCACCTTCAAACCAAATAAGGTAGATGTTGAAACCACTTATTTCCGCTATCGTGTACACCTGAGCGTCTTTGTGTTCACCACGGACAATCAGTTGACCAACACGGAGTTGTTTAAGAGTAAGACGTTTTGCCATATTCACTTTCCTTCACTGTTACTGACTATGCGGTATTGCTGTGTCAGTGATACTAGTATAACACCAACTTAAACGATGTCAACAACTTTATCAATTTATTTTCTAGGTACTTTCCCTAGTATTGGGAGAGGGGCTTTCGCCCCCCCCTGCTTTAGACCTTCTCCATCTTTCTCCAAGCGGTGGAGCCAATCCAACTCTTCCAAACTTTCTCTTCTCTCTGGGCTTTGAAGTAAACCCGTGCGCCGTCTAATTGGGTGGCTACATAGATTGCATCGTGTGCGGTTCTTTTCTCGCCAATTTCGATTTGTACTGGGGCTGTCTTGGTAACTGTGACCAAAGGCTTGCCATGGTACTCGTCAGCAATTTCACCAAGTGTTTTGATAAATGATTCGCCGGCACGCGCCTTCATTTTTAATTCCCACTCTAATTGTTGACGGGCTTGGCGCTGGTCATAGGAGTTTGCTTCGACGTAAGGAATAGTGACTCTTTTGCTGTGGCGACCAGTAATCACAAACTGCGGCAACAACTTGCCCATGATTACCTGCTCTGCCTTTTTCAACAACTCTGGAATCTCTGCCTTGATGTCAGCAATGATTTTGTCAGTCTCTGTGCGGCTTACTTGGATAGGGGCGTGGCGCTCACCAGAACACACACCATTGAACCAACCGTGCTCTACGGTGTAACCATGTTTTGCCATCTTGCCGTTTTTGATAGCCTGCTGGCGACCGCAACACTGGCAGTTACCTCTGATTTGATTTGTTTCCATATTCACTGTTCCTTCACTGTTTACAACTGCACTATTGCTGTTGTTGGTTTAAGTATATCTTAAACGAACAGCCTGTCAACAATTATTTTCTAGGTACTTTCCCTGAGTACCAAAAGTTTTTCAATCAACTTGTCTTCGCGCCATTCATTAGCCCACTTACGATGTTTTTCAGCCTCTTGTTCTTGCTTACGTTGCTCTATGGGGCATCGGTCAATGAAGGGATAAAGTCGGTCACTACGAGATGGGTGTTTTAATTTACGGAGCGCTTTAGCCTCAATCTGGCGTACCCGCTCCTTGCTCACTCGAAAGAAGACCCCAACATCATCAAGAGTGCGGTCGTCCCAAAATCGAAACCAAAGGCAAGCCTTTTCTTTATCGGTTAGTTGTTCCAAAGTTTTAGGAATCAAGCGCTCCAAATCAATTTTGTTGTCAATGTCTTCGGACTCTGGAGCCATCCACGGTGGGAGGCGCTTGAACACCTCCTGCTCTGGCTCCTCATGGCGACTACGCCAGAGTTTGCCTACCTCTGGATGAAAGTCTGCTAAACGACCTTCAGGGCTTATTTGACGGGTCATTTCTCAATTACCCACCCAGCAAATTCGCCCATGCGAAAGAATTGTTTGGCATCCGCCCCCAAAATGGCGGGGTCAATAGGAACCTGCACGCCAGCCAGACTCATCTCTTTGGTCAACACATCCTCTGGCTTGGCTCCCTGCTGTAGTTTGAAGTGCATTGTGAGGCGCTTCAGGACAGTCGCAAAATATCCGCCGTGGTCTAGCACCTTGTCGACCACAATGATGCATCCACCTTTGTGTAAATTGCCAATCAACATCCTCATTAAATTTTCGCGCTCGTTAACAGGGATAAACATCAAAGTCAAAAACAAAATGGTGACATGGCTTGTATCAAGTTCCTCCATAGTGCCATCTGTGATGTCAAGAATGTCCGCCCTATGGCAGGTCACCAAAGGGTGCTGAATATTTTTATTGAACACCTCACACATTTCCTCGCTCACTTCAATTGCTTGATAGTGATTCCCATCACGTTCATTGAAAATTGGCAATAGCGCTTTTGTCATGTTGCCCGTTGATGATCCGATCTCAGTAATAACGCAACCCTTTGTCATGTAGTTGCTTGCAATGTAAACAACTGCATCAGTAACCATGTCGTACCAAGGCAACTGCTCACGCACATGGGAATCAAACGTGTTGGCAATCTCTGGCGTGTCAAATGTCCAAGACTTCATAAAGGTAACCTTTTTGCAATTTCGTAAATAACTGGGATAGTGACGGTGCGACCACATCGCTCATAACGCTCTGCGTCACTGACTAGCGAACCGTCTTCAAAAAATTTGGTGAAGTTATCAGGTAGGCCTTGCAACCTTTCACATTCCAATGGCGTTAATTTTCTTAACGATGTACCTACAGCAAGCCCATGTCTATCCTGAGCAGTCAACGTAAATGCTGGCTCGTTATGGTCTTTGACTCGCCTACCGTTTTGTCTCTTCTCTTCACGGTGAGGTGTCAGCACTGGACGTACAGACATCACAGCACCGCGCCCTTGATTGTTTTGTATCCCCTTCCAGTAGTGACCATCAAGCGTAGGGAATACATCCCGAGTTTCCATAACCCTGCCAGTAACAAAGGGGACGTTGTTCCCACCTGTACCCATATTGGCGGTCAACGTCGGCGTGCTACCGCCCTTCATCTCTCGGAAATAACTTCTCCGCCACTGTCGAACAAGTTCTGTTGAGGCGTTTCCATGTCCATCGTTTCCGCCTCCTTCTTCATCTCCTGCTTGGTCAGCATTTTCTGAAGCGCAGAGTCCGAGAGGAAATACTTTTGGTCTGGGGTGTCCTCTAAGATTTCCGATAATGAATACCCGCTCCCGATTTTGCGGGACTCCAAAATTTTTGCTGTTAACACACTCCCATTGGACGTCGTACCCCAGTTCATCCAGACTAGCGACGATGACTCCGAAGGTTCGTCCCTCGTCGTGGTTGAGGAGTCCCTTAACATTTTCAAGGAATAAATACGGTGTTCGCTTAGATTTAATGATTCGACATATTTCAAAAAAGAGAGTACCTCTAGTGTCTTCTGTACTGAATCCAGTCCGTCTCCCAGCAACTGAAAAAGTCGCGCAGGGAAATCCTCCGCAAAGTAAATTGGCTTCGGGTATTTCGTCAGGGTGAACGTCTCTAATGTCTCGTCCATCTGGCTTATGCTTAAAATTTCCTTCATAAATCCTCCTTGCCTTTGGCATAAATTCGTTAGCCCATACACACTCGTGTCCCGCCTGCTCTAAACCCAAACGAAATCCACCAATGCCTGCGAACAATTCAATAAATTTCATTGAGGTTTCCCTTCCATCTTGAGGCGCTTGACCAACTCGACTAACACCAGCGCGTCATGGCTGTTGGCCTCTTTGATGTATCGCTCGATCTCCGCGACGATGTAATCGCACCCGTGGTCAAAGCCTTTGATGTATTCGCTCATAGTTGATTCGTTCATGTTGAACTCCTTTTAATAATCTTCACCAGCATGGGCTGGTTGTGCGCCTAAAAACTGTGAGTTAAATGGCGCATTGTGTTGCCAAGTAGTTTGTTTTTGCATTTGTTCAAACTCCGCCAAAGTAACAATGCGCACAGTCCCTTTGTCTAAGGCGTGACCCCAACGCTTGGCATACACAAACTTAACCGCCTGCTTCATAGTGCAGGCAACAGTTTTGTCAATCCATGTGTTGTCATAGTCGCTGTGCATTACAACCACAAAATCTTTTTTCCATGCTGGGTTTTTCATGTTGGACTCCTGATCAACGTGAGGTGACTTTGACGGTGAAACGAGCGCTAGTCTTGGTGTAGTTTGCATACTCAACCGCGCCGAACTTTGCAATGAATTTGTCCTTGTCAAAGGTAGTGACGTTGGAGTCGCTGTAGGTGGCTTTGAAGATAGCGCCTTCTACTACCTTAGCGCCACCGTTGCTGGCGGATTCTTTGATTGCGTCCTTGATAGCCTCGGCTTGTTTTGTTAAGTCGGCAATCTGTGCCAACAAAGAACCGAGAGTGTCTACGCTGTTGAGGTTTAGGTCGTTGTTCATTTCACTGTTTCCTTCACTGTATCGACTGTGCGTTATTGCTGTGTCGATGTGTGTAGTTTAAGCCAGTCTTAAACGATGTCAACAACTATTTGCAAATATTTTCTAGGTGGTTTCCCTAATATTGCCCTCAAGTAATCCTAAAGTGTCACTTAGCAAGTCTTCTTCGGTGTAGCCCCAGTGTTTAGGGAATCCTTTCGTGCCAAGCCCGTGAACGCCCGTAGAGCCTCTGTGGTGCTCTGGGCATAGCGGTATGACACTCATGTGGCTAGAACGCCCCCAACCCCCCGCCAATCGCCTTGGATGGTGCAACTCGGCGGGCGTACCTGCATACCCCATCCGTCGGCAAACTGCACAACCCAGTTCGGCAACTGCATCCATGTGCTTGCGCTCTGCTTTTGTAGTCATTGTTTCCCTTTGGTAAAACCGACTCTGTTTTTAAGTTCATGGCAAGTCTGGCATCGCCATTGGAATGCACCGTTGCTGTTCTTGCCCTTCACGCCTGCTGGTTGCCTGCGACAAACCTGACAGGTTGGTAAACGGTGAGGGACTGATATGCCAATGTGCCTAGTCATGTGTTCTTCTCCTTGAGTTTGGTCATTAAGTCGCCAACAAATATCCACATTCTTCCCGTCATAGGAATTTCTATGTCGTTAGGACGTTTTGCCAATGCCCTTATTTCTTTACCCGTCAGGTCAACCCAAGGCTTCTTGTAGTCTTGGATGTCATCGTCATCATCAACTTTATTACGCATAGACCTGATGTACTCTTGTTTGATGCGTGATTCCATTTCCACACGATTAAATTCTTCGTCTTCTTCAACCATTCTTCACTCCTTTTTTTTCAAATAAGTACAGGGCTATCTCTTGCCAAAGATGTCTAGACTTTTTATGTTCGGCGCACATGGGGCAGTTATCTGCGGCATCAAGTATTTGTTTTTTAATGATGAACCTCTTTACGTCTTCGCGTAATTGCTTGTTCTCAGGCAGTTCATATATCCGTCCAACAATGTCATCATCAATCGTCATTGCGTAGCCTTTCCTTCTGCTCTGTTGTTTGCCTGCTCAGTGCGCCATATTTCAACTCGTGCCTGCGCACCAATCAAATCCCAACGCAACTTCTCTTCCTTTTCAATTGCCTCTCGCAATCCTTCAAGCAACTTCACATACTCAGGGTCTGCATATGCGTCACGCTCCTGCGCTCCTATTGCTGACTCCAATGATCTTTTCATCAACAACGCTTTAAGAGATTTACGAAACTCTTCGATGTAACAACGCTCGGATTTTGCTTTAGCAAAGTTTTTACCATTAAGCAAAATGTAATCAACGGCTTTGTGTGGGTCTCTGTCTTCATTCATGTCTTACTCCTGTGGTGGACGATTACTCATCCAATAAAACCAAACAGCAAATATTCCAACAATCCAAGTCAGTACGCCAGTCAACGCTAACGTCACAAAAATGGCTGTCCAAAAAGTATCAAGCGTCATTGCTTTTTCTCCTGTAAGTTAGCCCACTTAAATTGGTCGGACATCATCTCGTCGAAGTCAAAGTGGGTTCCAAAACAACCTCGAAAAGAAACCTCTTCTGCCTCAAATCCCCACACTCTGTTGTCGTAAATATGTACTGCACTTGGCACATTAATTAATCCTTGCACAAAATCTTGACCCTTAAAAGTTGCACGCCAAATACCTGAGCGAGTTGCCTTTGATTCAATTAAATTCCAATGCTCAAGCAGTGGGTAAGTTTTACTTTTTAGCATCCAACGTGGCGCGGTGTTTTGCACTTCAACCCATCCATCTGTTGCATCTCCGTGGACATACATCCACCGTAGGCATAACGCAAGATGCTGACTGAGTTTGGTTTTATAGACCTTACCAAACTTGCCACAACATAAACAAAAACCACCATCAGCCTCAATAGATTTGTTCCAGTTATTGCGAATCTTTGCGAGAAAAGAACCTTCACCCTCAAACATATCAAATTGGTCAATCATCACTATCTCCTTCACTTGTAAATTCTGGCTTTACGGACATCATTGCTTTAGCCATCTCATAAGAGCGGTAAGCAATTCCTTCAATTGGTGGATTCTTTGAGGCTGTTTGCAACAATGCTTGCATGGCAAACAAAGCCACGACATCAATCCATTCAGGTTCATTTTTCATGTGGTTTTTTCCAAGTTGGCTTTGACCAAGGTTTATCGTTCAGCAAAAAGTTTGTGTCTACCTCTGCATCTACAAATTCATCGTCTTCACTTTTTAAAAGACAACAACTACCACGATTCAATACTTTTATTTCACAACCGTATGGGTCACCATGTTGGTCAATTTGCCAAAACAATTCTCTTTTGTCTGGCGCAAATGCAATCCCGTACCAACCTGTCGGATTG